CTTTTAGTTGAATTTTTTTAATTTGTTCTTTTGTTGGTCTTCCACCAGGCTTCTTTATTTGTGCCATTGTCTTCTCCTTAGATTATTTTCATTCTGTTCTGCTCTGCGAAGGCTTCATCTAAGTTGATGACTGTTCGCTTACCTACCTCGTGGCGAGATAGGAACGGGTTCTTCATATGGTGGGTAGCATAGTTACCATAGTTAATCATTTCTCTTGCTCTAATTTCACAGAACCAAAGAGCCATTACCATATCGGTCTTACCCTTAGTGGTAGGTGTCCAAGTAATCAACTGTTCTATCAAAGCCTTAATGTTCTCGGTCTGGTCTGATGGTAGATGTATTAGATTATCTCTATGGTGCTTGCCATCAAATTGCTTAGTGCCAAATAGGGTAGACATAGAAGCTACACCGAATCCGCTATCCCACTTGTTGTTACCAGTATGGTGTTCTTTAAACTGCACACCCTTAGAAGCTAAGTGCTGACGGATACCTTCGTCTTGTGTTAAGAAGGATTGGAAGGCGTTCTTTTCGACAATCCATTCACTGGGTGCGTAGAGGGATGTCCAATCAAAAATAAGATTACGGATAGCGGCTGGAGACGGACGGCTAATCTTAATAGCATCTACGATATACCTTTTCTTGGTTGATCGGTCAATGGCATAGCAAATAGCTGCAGTATCACCAATCATCGCAGGATCTAAACCGCAGATAATACTAAAGCCGTTTAAATCTCGTGGATGTCCAGGATGTCCGGCAGTTAATGGACCAGCCTTGCGCATACCATCAATAGAACCACGAACACATACTGGGTCAAAGGATGCGTTCTCTGATACATCTTGTTGTTGATATACCAAAGCCCAAGTAGAAGCGTCCATTGCTTGGCGTTCGTTATAAAGGTTACGTCCAGACCAGCGAGGATATAGGCCATCTGGTGTCAGTTCTACTTCGGTCTGCCCATCGAACGGTGCATCAGAGTAAGGCCAGAGAGTTTCCCACTTGTCGGGGTCTTCATCAACCGTCAGCAGAGCTGGCATAGCCAGATACTTCCAAGGGACTTGCCCGCCTGGGTATCTATCTTCGTTGCGTAGTTCCTTGTAGAGATCTACCGAGGCTACTCTTGTGCCGATAATAATAAGTTTACCAGTAGGGTTAAGACGGGACCTAACGTCCTGCGTTAGCCACTTAATCTGGCGTTCAAAGTCATTTGCGTTAGACAAGGTAACGGCGTCATCTACAATAATCATATCGGCACGTTTACCGTAAATTTGACCGCCGATACCAACAGCCTCAATGTTCGGGTCTTTTTCACCGGACTCACGTAGTTCATCACCAAAGGTGATTCGAGTTGCTTGCCAGGAGGCTGACTTAGAATTGAACCCTACGCCAGCAGCATATGCACTTTGAAGGTCCTGATACATTGGATGTGTTAGGCGTTGCTTTATGGCGTAGAGAAAGTCGGATGCTAGGCGCTGAGTCTGGGAAACTATCAAGACTCTAAAGTTAGGATTACGAGCTACCTGCCAAGTGACATAGTCAACGGTTATCGTCATAGACTTGGCGTGGTTTGGCGGGATGTTAATAAGGATTCTATTATCAGATAGGCCAGGCTCATACTTCATAGATGGGTGTAGCCACGAAGGCTCACGGCCCTCAATTACATCTACGATATTTTGCTGATGACCGAAAGTCTTGGAATTTAAAAAGCGTTGTCTAAACTCGGCGAAGGTTATATCGTGGACATCGCCGGAGGCAAAAGCCTTATCCTTCAGACCTAGCCTAGTTCGATCCATCTTGTCGGCGAAGACCTTATCGGTGCGCCGGTAATATTCATAAGTCTTCATAGACTTGCCAGCCGAAGCACAAGCGGCGTCTACGGTCATACCTTCTGCTATAGCGCCGAGGATAATCCTCTTAGCTATATCTGCTGAGTTTTCTGCCACGTCATCTCCTAAAGCGCCGCGAGGCGCGAAATTCTCATTTTAGCGACGAGGCGTAGCTCGTCTGCCGGAATCAAAGATTCCTATACTAGGGGAGATTATTACTAGGCGTCTAGCATTTTAATAGAACTACGAACAAAGTTTAAAACTACTAGGCTCTAGTATTTTAAAGCTTTGTTTGGACGTCTATCGAAGATAGACTTATCCCTACTAAAAGCGGTGCGAAGAACCGCACTGATCGGGCTTAGCGCCCGAAGGAGCTACAGCGAACTGAGGGGTAAATATAGGCTCAGCCCTAGGGGGCCTCGCCAGAGGCCAACCGTGGTCGCAAAGCGGAACGCTCGAAGCTTTGCTCCCTATACTGTATAAGGCAGTAAATTTTAAGCATTTCCCGCTTTTTACAAATAAATCTTTTATTTGTGTTACAACTCACTAAATACCTATACAAACGGGGGGCCTACTGTCTAATTACGGGGGTTTCACTTTAGTCAAAATATTTATGGTGGGTATATACAGGGATGCGTCAACGCATTTAACACGGGGGGGTCGGTTTCTGCCGTGCCGTGCGGTTTGGCTTGCCGTATTGTTTGGCGGTTTGCCGTAGCGGTGGAAGGTTAGGCCGTATCTAGTGGCTCGCTATTTAATCGGCGCTCTTTCCCTAACTATTTACTAACCGGCCTAAGCCCTAACCGATAGCCGATAGCTCCCGGCCTAGCTGCTACCTATCGGCCCGGCCTCGACACTCCCGGACTGCAACTAATCACGATCGTGATCTGATCCAATTGTGATCCGATCGCTTAGCTACTGGCCCGGCCCGGCGATAGCTCTAAAAAACCGCTGCCGATCAGAGGCGATATTTTGGCCCTAAAAAACGCTGCTGATCAGTGGCACTATTTAGGCCTCGCGACACGCCAAAAAATACTTTTAAAATGGACTTGCATATAGGTTATATTCCGTTATACACTCGCTCCTAGACGGTAACCGCCGCCTATAACTAACAAGAAAAGAGCTAGATAAATGGATATCACTATCACACTAACCGCCGCTGAAGTATGGATAATTCGCGACGTGCTAGGAGCTGAGGCCGGCCGCCTAAACCTAAGAGAAGTAGAGATACTTAACCATAAATATAATGAGCAGCAGCTCCAGATTATCGAATCGAATCGCTCCCTGATCAGCAGCGCTCTCACTAAAATATTTAACGCTAAGGGAAACGCTAAAGACTTAGCTAACGCGCTAGCTTAACCGGCGCCGCCTATCGTCCGCTAACGGCGGCGTAAGTTCACGACTTGCGATAGGCACTAGATAAGGGAATCGGTCCCTTATCTTTTACTAAGAAAGAGTAATAATGATTATACTAATGCCACTAATCGCCGTAATAACTCTAATAGCGGCGCTTAATCAAGACATCGCGCAAGGCCTAACTAATATCTTTATGGCGTAACTATGCGTAATTATTGCGAGAATTGCGACACTATCGCGCCGGTTTCGATCGCGTGGGGAAAGTATCTAAATAGTGAAGGCCGGCCTAAGTTTTGGCGGGCCTTGTTATGTGCTAGATGTAAAACAATAACCGGAGGTAAGTAATGGAGATACTGGAGCAGACACTAACCGCTTACTTGCGCGGCGTAATGATCGCCGGCCTAATTCTTGCCGTGCCGTTTATTATCGCGGCGATCAAAGACATTAATAAACTAATTAACAAGGAGAATAACTAATGAACGCAACTAAGCTAACCAAAAAACAACAAGCAGAATTAGATAGAGCTAACGCTCTCGAAAGTGTTAGAAGTATCTTAGGCGGCGATAATAAGCCAGTAATCTATACGTTAGCCCGCCGGACTAGTTCCGGCGGTTATGGTATCTCGCAAGATATAAGCCTATTTTATTTTAGTAATGGGACGCCTTGGAATTTAACCTATTACGCGGCCCTAATTCTAGGCCGCAAGGTAAAACTAAGCGACGGCTATAACTCTATTAATAACACCGGCGGCGGTATGGACCTAGGTTTCGATTTAGTTTATAGCCTTAGCTCTTACCTATACGCCGGGCAAGATAGGGCCGGATACGTATTAAGCCACCGGTGGCTCTAACTTAGTGCCGGCCCGTAGCTTACCGGTTATCCGGTAGGCGGTGGACTGCTACTAATAGCAGTAATTACCTAATGAAAGAGGGATAAAGATATGGATACAATACAAGAGACTAACCTAGTTACTAATATGCTAACCGTTAAGGCTATTGCGGTTATTGAATTACTAGAAGGATCTATTACTCACGCGGCTAAGGGTAAAGACGCGCCGCACGCGTTAAATAGCGTGCAACTATTAGGCGGCGCCGGCGGACTAATTGCCCGCGCCACCGATCGCTATCGCTTAATCGAGGGAAAGATAGAGGGAGAGGGAGAAGGCCACCTAGATCACACTTTAATCTCATTAGACGATATTAAACGCTTAATAGATCTAGTTAAGGCTAACAAGGTAGCACTAGTAACCTTTAATCGGATCGGGGACCTATTAACCATAAGCGCCGCCGGTAGTTCGCTAACCCTTAATGTGCTAAACGCTAATTATCCTAATACTTTCGCCGATCTATTCGCTAAGACTAGTGAGAGCGTGGCCACCGATAAGGCTAACTTTAACCCGGCATTTTTTGCGGACTACGCAAAGATCGCCGGGAAGGGTAACGCGGTTAGTATTACGTTCACGGGAGAAAATAAGCCTATGGCGATTGGTGTAAAGGGTAATAGTGTCGAATGGCGGGCATTACTAATGCCTATGCGTATTATCTAATAGCTTAGTGGCGGTCCGCCGGTTATCGCTCACGCGATAGCCGGTGGACTACTCCTAACCGGGTAGCTGCTCGTAAATTGCGGGCTAGTAAACAATTAAAAGAGAGAGAGCAAAAGTAATGGGAAAGAAAAAACAAGCAGTGTGCGTAGAGTGTGGCACTAATGACGGGCTCTATATAACCCTAGCTAATGGCGAGAGACTGCCTAGCTACCACCTATTAATTGGCATAGGTATCAAGTGTAATGAATGTTACGATAATAAGAGAGTGAGCGCCTAATGGAGACACTAGAGAAAACTAGAGAGCTAGACGGCGCAACTAGGCAAGATAGTAACGGACGCTATTACCGGTTAAAACCGGACGGCGATCGGAATATCCGGGCCTATGGCTACCACGCACACTTTAGCGGCGCTTATGTCTGCTATACGTGCGGCGTATTATGTGAGTGTGGAGAGGGAGAATAATGATTAAGTATGCGCCAGAGAGGGAGAGAGTGCTAGACGCGTTAGTAGTAGCTTATGACGCGCTAGCGGGAGAGAGATTAGACGGCCTTATCTCGCAAGAGATATACCTTAGACGCAAGATAGCGCTTAACTATATAGCTATTGACGCCGGTATCGGATCGCCAGAGATAGAGAGGGAGATAGCTAAACGCTATCGCCGGACGGGAGATAGGTGATGGGGCAGCCTATGACGTGCGCTGACTGCGATAGCTTAATCAAGGTAACTATCGAGCCATATGGCAAGGGCAATATGGCGGTATTTACCTGCAAAAATTGTGGCATAAGCTACGATACTAATATAGACTAGACTAACTAACCTAATGAAAGAGGGAGATAATGAATAAAACAATTAACGATATGGTCCGGGAAGTAGTAGAGGGAGAGGGCGAGTGCAAGAGAAGCGACGGCTACACACAACACCCTTGTATTAAGTGTAAGGAAGATACTTTAGTGTGGCAAAACACCGTTAGCGATTGGATATGCGAGAGCTGTGGCGAGTGGGAAGGTGGCGACTAGTGAACGACGGCGAACCAGATTGGGATTTAGACGAGGACGAGAGAGATAAGGATAAGGACGAGCAAGAGAACGAGGACGCCAAGGAGATAGCCTCTTTGCGTAACCAATAATGAAAGAGGGAGATAATGAGTAAACCAACACCAGAATATTACCAAGCTAAGGCGGATCTCTGTGAGAAGTTAGCTATTCAGCAGATATTCTCCGGCAATACCGATATGGGTATGCGTAACATAATGCGTATGACCCACGCATTAGCAGAACTACAATTAAAAGAGAAGGAGGATGAGATTATCTGCTCTTGGTGTTTGGATAATTCTAAATCTTGTAAGGCTTGCGACGATAGTTATGAGGGGGAGTAATGAGTAATGTAATCAGCTTCAAAGGTAAGAGCACTAACGTAACCTTCTATGAAGTGGTAGATCCGCAAGGGATAGCCGTATGGGGCGGGGGAGATGTTACTGAGTGTGTCAAGTATTGGCGCAACTCACCCTTCAACTCACGCATATTCGTTACTGCTTGGGCGGAGGAGGGCGAGGACGCCTCGATAGTGGGCGAGCCGATAGATATAACCTACCTAATACTAGCCACTATAAACAATACCCTTGAAAGGATTACCCGATGACCTTGGCTATTGGTATACTGATCGTGTTAGCTATTGCCGCATTGATTATTGCGGGAGAGGAAAAGATAGATGGAGAATAAGCGCTTGATAGCTGCTGCAAAAACAGCAGTAATTTTACGTAACTATCAACGAGCGAGGCAGAGGGCGCTGACTAAGTTAGCTAACGCTCACCCTGAAGAATATAAAGCCTATCTGAAAGAGGAGAAGCATAATGATCACACGCAGGGGAAGGCTTGGATTGACATTCACGGCAATACTAGTTCTAGTATGGACACTAACACCGGGGCCAATACCGATAGAGGTAGAGATACACCGGAGCAAACCCGTAATCAATCACGGGCCAGCAACTTATGAGCAAAAGTTACAGAACAAAAAGCTCGCAGCGCGTTACGCTTACCTTGCTTTCGGGTGGCGCGGGCGAGAGAGAGCCTGTCTTATCTCCCTTTGGACCCGTGAGAGCAGGTTTGATAACCACGCCAGACCTCTCGACGGTGCGGGCAGGCCAAGATCGACAGCTTTCGGTATTGCTCAGCACCTTGGAGAGACAAGCAGAGATCCTGCTACTCAAATCCTTCGCGGCCTTAGATACATTTCTCACAGACACGACACACCTTGTAGAGCCGACGCCTTCCAGAGAAGAAACAACTACTACTAAAGTGTTATAATAATATTGCGACTGGGTCTTATACTCTTTCTTCCTGGTCGCACAAGTAAGCCTCACCTATCCGTCGGTGGGGCTTTACTATTTACTTAGCGTGATCGGTGGAGTAGAAGCCAGTTCCTCTAAAGGTAACAGGAGGAGAGGACCATACCCTCTCCATACTTTCGTGGCAGTCATAGCAAACAGGGTTGCTAGCGTCCTCGTGGATAGAGCGCTCTACTTGTAGGGTTGAACCACACTTACACTTGTAATCATATCTCATAGTTTAATAGCTTCCTCTAAATATTTTTCAAACTCTTGTGCTCGTGGTTTGTTAGCTTCATAATACCCCAATGCCTTGTTGCAATTACCGCAAAGCAATCCTCTAACCTTGCCTGTTTTATGGTCGTGATCTACGCATAACATACGAACCTCATTGCTGTTATTTTTTTTAGCAGTTTCGGGCATATTGCATATCTTACAAACCCCAAATTGCTTTTCAAGCATAAGTTTATAGTCATCAATAGTAATATTGAACCTAAGTTTAAGCATTATGTTTTTACGTAATTCAAAATTTCTTTCGCCATATTTTTTTTGGGAAGCTCTAATTGCTTCTGGATTACTAAGGCGCCGTTTTCTAGCATATTCTCTTTGGCGCTCTCTCTTTTTCTCAAGATTCATAGTTTAATAGCCTCCTCTATATCTAAATAACCTACTAACTTGGTTATCTTCTCTTGGTTCTCAAACTCACTTGTTGCTGGCATAATATGATTGAACCACTCTGGTTCTGGTATATCCATTAGGTCAAAGGAATAGATACCAAGTGGAGTAGAATTAATATAAAAGGGAATGAGATCGCGCTCAGCGCTCTGTGTTATGAGCTTGCGATACTTTATCTCCTCTATGAGCAGGGTTGGGTAGTGGGTATGGCGGCACTTAAGTTCTATATAGTGCGCTGCTTGCTCGCTAATACAGTCGAAGGAGTCGTAGATACCAGGACTCTTAACAAGATCTGGATATAAGTCCTGCTTTAAATAGTCAAAGAGTTCTGCTTCTATCATCTAAACGGACTGTCCCCACCTAGTAAGTTCTGCAGTTTACGAAGTGAATTAGCGCAGCGCCTATCGGCGGTAGATAAAGCACAACCATATGCTTCAGCTATCTGCTGGAGGGTAAGACCCTCGTGATGTCTAAGCAGTAGCAAGTCCTTATCGGACTGGTCTAACTTCAGGTAAGACTTCTTAATATCTATTAGGGTTGCTAGTAAGTTGCCACCTTCTGATGGTGATGATGAGCCGCGTGGTTGTCCATCTTGAATCATATCTTGTATCTGTTCTAGCACTGTGCCATCAACTACTGAAGCAATAACGAATGGTAGTAGTTGGCCCAAGGTGGCAGACTCGTAGTAAGTTTCATCTGTTACTGAGTAACCAGACTTCTCAGCCTTCTGTCTACGAGCGTAGCGCTCAGCTACCCTACGCATTTGCCAAGCGATACGTTGTAAGTTATGTTTGTATTGTTCAATATCTTCTTCGGCTAACTGCTCGTTAATATAGGTAGCGCGACCAGTAGCCCACACATAGCACTCTTGCGCCAGGTCTGCCTTCTCTATGAAGTTCTTGTAGCGGCGGTGAATACTATTAGTAACGGAAGGAACTAAGTCGTATACCGCAGGGTCTAGTTCAGCCATTAGCAATCCTTTGTTGGGCAATAGCATAGTATTCAGTATCCATTTCGATACCTATAAAGTTACGGTTTAATTCTTTACAAGCTAGGCCTGTAGTTCCTGAACCCATAAACGGATCTACTATTGTGTAATCTGCTGGCAGTATGCCTACGATTCTTCTCATAACTTCTAAAGGCATTTGACAAGGGTGATTTGTCTTTTCTTTAGATACATTTTTAACCTGGTTTATTTCCCACCAGTCATACAGTCTTGCGGTTTTGCCATCAGCAATTCTTTGCATAATTCTTTTATCTTTAAGGTTCTTATATGGTTGTCCATATTGTTTAAAGTCAGGTTTAATACCAAAGAAGGCTATATCTCTGTGTTGTTTTGGAGTGTTGGAGTTATAAACCCAACTAACAACTTTCTCAGGAAACTCACCAACTTGAAATGCTATCTTGTATATTTCTTCAGGGTAATGAATGACTACAAAAGGAGAATACTGGAATATAGATGCAAGCATCTCATAGTATTCTTCTGCTTCCATATTATCTTTGTAGGTCTTATAATGATAGCCAACGTTGAAAGGTGGGTCAGTTACAATTACAAACTTTTTCTCTTTGACTTGTATCTTAGGTAGTTCTTCTAGGGCATTGCCTAGTATTAACTCTGATTTAATCACAGTCAGGTAGCACCAAATCTATAGTGTGTTGGATGTTTAATAGTTTGATAGCAAGGAAGTCGAGGTAGTTGCTAGCGTCAGCTATCTCCTCTAGTAATTCCTTGATGGTATCTGAGGTAGTAAAGGACTCGAACTTCTGTCCACTTGCTAGCGCATACTGATCGTGTCCTACATTCTTAACACGACCCGCACGTAGCGAAGCGAAGGATTCTATAAACGATACAAGGTCATCGGTATTGACACCGATAGATCTATAACCTACTACTGCAGCGTGGTCTGCTAACGGACTGCTGGCAGGGTTACCACGAACTGCTTGTGAGTCTGGTCTACGCTCAGCACTATGAAGCCACTCTCTATTAAAATTCTCAGAGC